TATCATGTTATTAAGATGTTTAATTTCACCTTCTTCTGATTTAGGGGTTTTAAGATTAATTTTCTTAACAAATTCCGTAAAAGATTTCATTTCAGTATCAGATAGTTTAGGTTTATCTGTAGCGGTAATAGCAGGAATAGGAGTCTTAACTACATCCTTAGAAATTTTTTTCTTTCTGGTCATATTCATAACTCCTACTCCTTAACTATTTATCATTTACTATCAGGTTTTGGCAAACTTTTCGTAATTACCAACCTTATGATTAATGCCGTACTTAACCAATGTTTCAATCAAGACATCAATTGATGCTGTCTTAACTTTAATATTGGGTAAGAATTGACCACCATCATAAAACTCAAAGTGATTATCACCTAAGTCAGTACGATTTATAAAACACGTACAGAAGATTGTGGCGAAACCGGGATCAATCACTACTGTCCATGATCTAGGATCAGTTGGAGCATAGTCTTCGAATACCTTTTCAACACGGTATCCACTATCTCTCATACGCATCATAAAATATCCGCATGTTGTGGGTTTACTACTCATAATATTATCCTTTCTTTGTTAGGGGTTAATGGTTTAAGTGAAACGACCAAGACGGTCACGTTTCAATTGCTTGGTAAAACGACCAATGCTATTTCTAACATTATGCTTCTTAGCAATCTTGCGTGTCTTTCTAACTGTCTTTTTTACTATAGTCTTCATGTGTATCTTTCTATTTGCGGTTTATGTTTAATGTGATGCATCTGCATCGTTTGTCTTAGGTGTTCTTACAAACACCCAAAATTTTTGTATAATGACATCATCAATGCTGTAATCTTGATTCTTATAAGCTTTATTAAAAAATATAACTCCTGAGTTTTTAATTCTATCAACTTGGGTTTCGATACTACCAAATTCAGGCATAAAATAATAAATTACACCAAAAGGATTTACAATATCACTAAATTTGAAGTTGTTATGAAAATACTCAATTAATTCATCTCTACTACCACATAATATTTCTTCTTTAGTTATCATAGATTCCTTATTTTACTAACGAACTGGTTATATATTGAAGTAAAAAATCTGCTTCTTTAATCTCAAACATGATTACGCCTTTAGTATTGATCTTTACAGTTAATGTAGGCATTTTAAGTGTGCTGATGATCTTGAAAATATCTATCTTCAAAGCAATCATTTCGGACAATCTATCACCCATAACAGCATCACTAAGTAATACTGTCATACTATCAAGATTCTGAATCGTCTTATCTGTCATTTCACCATAAAGATTGTTATCCTTGAGATAGATGTAAACCTTATTGGTTTCTGCACTAAAGTTAGATGCTTGAAGAATTTCATTGATCTTATCATTTGTAAGTGTAAACCAAGTATTATATTGGATTTGAGCAATCTTATCGAGACTAATAGGAGCCTTTTCAATTGTTCCATCTTCTTTCAAATGAAACTTGAAGTTCGTACTAGCTGATATATAACTGATGCTATTACTGTCAATAATAAGCTTTATAATATCTTCTGAAATACAATTAAAAGCATTGATAAGGCGTTTTACGCTACCAATATTAAGAATGATTTCATTTTCTGTAGTATCAGTCTTTACATCTAATTTGGTGTAAAGAATTACAGTTTGTTTTTCGCTTGTAGAATATGACACACAATGAATTGAGTCTTTTGTAAGCGTTAAAGTAGCCTGATCGGTAAATTTACTAATAGGGATTAAAAACTTCGTAAGAATCGTCTTCTTATTGACAATGATTTCCATTTTAAACTTTCTTCTTTGGGGTTGGATTTTGATTGTTAACTTGCATTGCTTTTACATTCTTTGTAGATTTACGTAATATTCTTTCTAAATTTTCAACACGCTCAGTTAAATCTTTGATACTTTCCTTCATCACTTTGATATCCATCATATCATGCTTTACTGATTTATCAAGTGGCTTTAGTGGATTTTTCAATCGACTTCCAGCAATTCGATAAAGTGCTTCTAAATCTGCTTCTGGATTTGTTACATCGGGTGTCATATTAAATCTTTTTCTTCTTACCAAGTAAGATGTTAAGTTTTTCCATCATCTTATCAAGTTTTACATCGAGTAATAAGAATTTTTCATCAAAATATTCCATTTGGGTTTGCTTACGAGGATTATCAAGTTTTTCCAAGAAAGTAAACTGCATTTGATCTTTATCTTCTTTAATTACAGGTTGTATATTACCAGCTATTCTAGCAGCTTGTAAGTGGGCTGGTGTGCCTGTGGTGCCTCTATTAACAAAATCTGCACCAGTGATGCCTCTCTTACGCATATCATCCGTTAAAGCCTCATCTACGGGTATTAATCCCATCATAGGAGATACACGCACTTCTTTAAAGTCAACATCATTAATAATGGCAGGTGCGTTAGTCATTTGCACAGAATTACCATTATGTTGATAATGAGAGGGGGTTGGTTGCCCAAACCCCCCTGTAGCGTCCTGAATTAATCTTCTTGGGTCTAATCTAGGTATGGCTTTGTCATATTCCATTCTCATGCTATTTGAAGCATTGATCTGTTGACTGACAGCACCACCTAAAGCAAGTAAATCAGTTAGGTCGTCTTGGTTCATATTTAACCCAATTCCTTAATCATATCATCTAAGGTAGCTTCATCAACACTAACTGTATCACTCTTTTTCTCTGTGGTTACAGTGGAAGTTGCAGTAGAACTGCCAACATTACCAGTGAATGTCTCAACATCAGCATTTGATGTCTGTTGAACATCATTAATGAAATAATGCTTATTCAAAAGATCAATAAGCTCTTGGGGAGTCTTACAAACCTTGTGAGGTGCAGACAAACAATGAGTAGCTGACATAATCTCATTCATCTTCTCCGGTGTCATGCCAACAATCGGACCCGCAGGTAAGAAGGTTGAATTTGTATACGTGACATAAGAATTTTTACTATTCTTATTATCAGCATTCTTCTCAGCCTTAATCATAAACGTACAACCTTGTTCATCAAGTCTATAGATACGTTTACCATAAAACTCAGCAAGTTCACCCTCAAGCGCACCCTTGATCTTCATATCGATCTGTTTACCATACTTGAGCAACATAACCTTACCATTATTAGCAGGATTCTTCACATCATTAATAACATAAAAGTTAGTAACGAAGTTGTGTTGACGACGAATACCTTCGGAACGTTTCTTCTTACTTTCGTCACCACTTTTCCACATTTCAATACTCTTTTTACAGATAGGGCAGGGATTACCAAGAGTATTTAAACAATTCACATAGATATTAGAATTGTCAATCTTACTTCGCACGAAATGGCAGTAGTAAGAATATTCAGTAGGAATTGCTCCTGTTTCAGGGTCTATATCTTTAATGTTAGGAAGCAATCTTCCTGTGATAACATTACCAATTGTATCTGTTTTCAAGATATGCTTGGTGATACCATCGTTCATCTTCTCTTTAATACTAACAATATTATTCAACATTTCTTCGTAATTAATCATAATTTCCTTTTTCTTTTTCTTTCTTTTATTATACCTTGTTCGATCTATATTAAGATCATATCATTTTTTTAGGACTTTTCAAGTCCAAACTTTATTTATTTTTGTTCTTTTTAGAACGGTAAACATTCTGCACTAATCAATGTGTTTATTCGTGCCACCCCTTCCTTTATCAATTTTTTAGCTATAATTGAATTGTTTATATTCGCTTTATATCTAGGGTACGTTTCATCTATGTTACCTAGATACATCTCTCTATCATCTGGATGTAAATCATACATGATATCTCGTATAGGAACCCCTAAAAGTTCGAAACCAATAAATAGATAGATTGATAGTTTGTATGTCACAATATGGTTTGCCCATGCAGGTGCAATGCCTTCCATTTGTGAGAAATACTTATCTAATACTATACCTTCTTTGATGCAATAATCTTTAATGAAAATAAGAGAATCTTTAATAAATTCCAATTGTTCCTTATCATCGGGTAATTTAAATTGCATACTTTTAATATGAACGGTATAAGCTTTAATAGCTTTTTGTGTGGTGTAAAATGGTAAATCAAAATATTTGGTATCAGCATAAACGAGATAAGGGGCGTTAATGTATACCTTGGTATTTAAATTACTAGTCTTGATAATCTGTTCAATCTTTAGAATAGCTAAGTATTCTTCTGATTTTTCTGTTTCAAAATTCTCAAAATCTTTGCGGATAGTGAACGGTTTATTTTGATGTGAACGACTTGCTGCTAGATGCGTGTTGTAAATAGTTTTTTGTAGGTCTGTTAGCATTTTTTGCTCTCTGTTTATTTCGTTGTTTATTTTTAACAATCTTTATACACTGTTCCTTTACCATCTTTGACTTTATCAAATTCGGGTAAAATGTCAATAACTTTTGTAGTATTTCTGTTAGGGTGTTTGCCCCTGTAATTTCCATGAATATTTTTTGTAGTTTCTCTTCTTTTACTAAATTTATGAAGATAAACGTTGGGTTTATATTTTTATTATTTATTAGGTATAAGAAACTGCCAAATTTCATTAATGATTTTTCGTACTCTCGTTCACTTAAAAGAACGACAGGACAATCTTTCATAAAAGGCTTTATAGCATTATCTTTTTCCATGTAACTATTTATACTTTCTACATCACTTTTCAAGTACTTTTTATCATAAATTTAATATGGTAAACCCAAGGGATCAGTTGGATCAGTTGATACTGATGTAGGGGCTTTCGCTGGTATAGGAGTCTTAGAAGCTGATAATGCTTTTTGAATATCATCAATTGTATCATCAGATGATTTTACAGTAGCGTTAGTCATAGTTGTGAATATTGGACGTTCTTTAATTGTTAAAGTCTCATATACAATATCTAATGTGGTATGACCAAAATTAACACCAAATCGGTTCTTCTGAATACCTAAATGGATTAATCCTGCTTGTTTATCACCCTCTTCACTCCAAATAGAAAATTGTGCATCAGCCGTAAAAGGTAAACCAATAGATTCAGAAGTCTTTTCCATACCCGGTTCTGAAACACCTGCCGCACTTCTACCTAACTGTGAAGCTGTTATACAAGGACATTTAAACTTGTATGTAGTTCCTCTAAGTTGTTCGGCAATATCTTTTACTTCATCATAAAGGCCGACATTTTTCTTATTACTCTTGAAAAGATTTACATAATCTACAACCAATACATCAGGTTTGATACCACGCTTGATTAATTTGCTGATATAACTGTTAAGATGATTAACTGTAACACCTTTGGTAGGAAATTCCTTAATGATTAATTTAGCATTATGATTATCTTTGAACGTCATAATGTGGGTCTTTAATTCGTCCACATGTTCATGAATAATCGAATAAGGTATTTGTGAAATTGAACTACTAATACGTTTTGAATACATCTGTTCAGACATTTCAAGACTTATAAGTAAAACTACCTTATTTTGTTTGACGATATTCATAGCAATATTACCAAGAAAGATTGATTTACCTACATTAGTAAATCCCGTAAAGACATATAATGCCTTACCTTCTGCCTGAATACCACCACCAATACGTTCATCAATAAAACTCCATCCAATAGGAATTACATTATTTGGTTTATTCAAATCATTAAGATGATCATCAACACGTTCAAAGTAATCAAACCCAAGATCATCGACTAAAGAAATCGTACAAGCTTGATTGAAAGTCTCTAAGATTGCACTTGTATCAATAATATTGGAGTTTGATAAATTCTCAGTGGTACGTAACAATGCCATATAAACTGCACGTTCACGAAGAAATTGTTCGGTATTTTCGATCAATTCATCTCCGTTATAATCTTTAGCATCATCAATGGTCTTCAAAATAGCTAAAAGACTTCTAATGTGTTCCTTTTGTGTATCATCAGTCAAAAGGACTTTGATTTCAGTCATGTTGGGTATTTTGTTGTGTTTACCAAAGAAATCAACAATAATCGATAAGATGCATCGAACATCTTCATTATCGAAATAAAGTGGATTGTAATGATCTACGATGGAACTCAAATACTCTGCGTCGAACATGGCATTTTTACAAATCACATATTCGAACAACTTTTTGTCTAGTTTAATCATGTAACCTTTCAAATTTCATATCTTTATACAATACTACAGATTGGAGAGAAAAGCAAGGGTTATCCTTGCTTCTCCACTTCTTCCTGTATCTTTGTAAGATTTTCATTTGAATAAGTAAGTTCTTTTTTGATTAAAACATCCAATTTTTGAAGTGGGCCGTTTTCCCAAAATTCTGCGCTGTCTTGGAAGTTCTTGGCGAATCCAATCTTAACTCCATCCATAACGTATTGATGTCCATCTTTAGTAAATAGCTCTAATTTCTTAGCCATTTCAAGTAATCCGATATACTTACTTAAACCTGTCTTATAATTAAGCATCATAGTAGTTTCCACAAAAGGTGGGGCAAAACGATTCTTAGTAGTCAAAGCTCTCAAGTGTACACCAGAAATATTTTCTGATAATTTGGAAGCTTTATTATCTTCTGCCATATCTTCAACCTTTTCAGTTGTAGTAGATAATTGTAATACAATAGATGGCAAGTAGGTACACTTCAAACCACCGGGTTGTAATTTGACAATATTAGGGAACTTTTCAGCAGGATTCATAATTAAATGATTAGAAAAAATTACAGGAACTTCTGCTTTTGCTGCCTTATGTGTAACTTGTCTAATAAGACTACCTAACATCTTAGCCTTTGAACCCATATCACTAGCACCACTATTTTCAAGAGAATCGTCAACTTCTTTTCTTGTTACAAGATTGCCTAAAGAATCAATAAATACGATAACTTTACGCTTCATATTAGCTTCAATAAGTTTACTTAAAAGTGTAACAATTTGATTCTTACAATCTTCAATGAACTCAATTGGACAGTGTTTAATCTTAGTAATATCACAACCAAGACGTTCTGCTGTAAGATGGTCTAATGCACTCTCTGAATCAAAATAAACAGGCTTGTAACCCTTTCTGATAGCGTTAGCCATAATCTTATTCATGATAAGAGTTTTACCAGTACCAGAAAGACCCACGATACCAGTTACACGACCTACAGGAATACCACCAAATAATGATCCAGATATGATACCATTTAATGAATAACATCCAGTATCAATCCAATCATTAACATTCGATAAAGAATCCTCACTTAGTTCAGTTGCATCAGGATTAAGTTTATCGATTGATCCCATAGCATCAGCTAATATTTTAGCGGATTCTTTATCACTCATTGTTACTTCTTCTTCTACTTGTTTTTTCTTAGCCATATTTTTCCTTTAGTCACAAAACCCGCATTTACCTTCGGGTATATTTCTTTGTTCTTTTATCTGTTTAACAATATCTTTGATGTTCTTTGTATTAACGGTCTTTGGTTTCTCTTTCGGTTTACCTTTACCACAAGTCTTACAAGCCATAATACACCTTACTTCTTATCAAATAAATTGATAATCGGTTGAGTCTTAGGTACTACACTCTGATTTGCAGGTGGAGGGGCGAGTTGAGGAACATTGATCATATCTTTAACAGGAGCAAACATATTCTCATACTGTCCAATAATTCTTGCATCCAAAATAGGAGCATCGGCAATACTGATTGATGATCTTGCATAATTAAACATAGTCGCTTCATCCTTATCGGCAAGGAACTCACGGAAAACAATAGGAATAACTGTAATAGTCAATCCACCCTCTTGTTTATGTGTCGCATGAATAATAGCAGGATTCTTGATCTTCACAATATCAGAACCTTCTTCACCTTCGGTTACGGGTAACTTACCAAGCAATAATCTACCCAACGTGTCTACAAACATTACATGATTTTCTTTTGTCATACTTAATTTATCCTTTACAATATCTTATCATCAGTTTGGTGTTTTTCAAGCCCCAAACAAGTCTAATAAATCAATTTTTTCTTCATTAGTTGGATTTTTAATTTCCCAACCAATTACATCAAAAACAGCCTTAATGGGATTTAATAATGTATTAATATACATCTTCTGTGTATCAATATTAAAGTCTTTCTTGAACTCTTCTGGAAATTTGTAAGGAAATGATATTGCACTTAATCCCCATTTATTAGATCGTACATAAAAGAATTTAAGTTTATCCCCACTTTTAAGAGATTCGTACTTATTTTCTAATTTATAACGTTTCAATAACAAATTATATGCAATTGCAGCTTTATTTTGTGCAGGTGTACCCTTACCCATAACAAGATCACAAGACTTTTCTAAATATTTGTCGTAGTTATTCAATGATTTAGCAGAAGACATCTCTTCAATTGAAAACGTCTGATAAGTTTCCCATGTATCTTTAATGATTTTATTTACAGCCTTCTTATCACCACTTTTAATAATGGATTGAATAGCTTTCTTGATAAGTGGTTTAACTTTCTTTGGGGTAGCAACTTTAACAACAGCTACACCAGTATATTTGAATTTGTCAACGATTTTATACTTATCGTCTTGAATAATATTCAAAATGTACATTTTCTTACCCAAGAAGATACCTGAACTGGAAATGTTTTCACGTTTAAAGTGGTAGGTACAATGGGTTGAATGTAATTCATCTTTAGCCCATGCTCTAACAACAGTATCGATTTCTTTTCCAAGTCCATCAGCAAGTTCAAAGACGTATGGATTAATCTTATCACCAATAAAGAATGGTTCTTTCTTAGCATCTAGGATGGGTTGAATACCAAACACTACGCTATCTGTATCACCCATGATTACACTATCATATTCCAAACCACCTTTGGCTACTAGATAATCATTACCGAATTTTGCTGCAATTTTAATACCTGCTTGACCAGTTAAAGTAACTGAGGAAGCTAGATCAATGTCATATAAAGCTGCATGTTCCTGTGCGAAATAACCATAAATACGATTAAGCAAAATCTTAATAGTATATTGTGCAGTATCCAACTGTTCCATCTGGTAGTTATTCTTAATAACATCATCAGGATGGGTTGCGTTTAGATCGCTAATACGCTTCATTTCGGTTTTGATTTTTACACGTTCTGCATAAATCTCTTCAATAATTTCAGAGAAAATACCTCTAGTCTTCTGTGTAAACATAATATTGGACTTAGAAATACAAATTTCCTCTCGTCTAATATATTCATCAAACTGCATTTTATTGAACGTATGCTTTCTGCCAGATGTAGTCATGAACTCGTATTCATCTTTTTCAACATCCATTCGAAGCACTTTACCCAATTTAGTTTCAGGTGAAATATTTAACGTTACAATCGTATTAGGATACAAAGAATCTGCATCGTAATAAAGAATAGATTTATGTAATCCTTCTTGTGTAGGACGCACGAAACCACCACCAAAATCCTCTTTACCACCATTCTTGAAGGTTGGTAGTATCTTACCATCAAGTAAAGCTTGTTGTGTCGCTAGACCGTCTACAATGGCAATAGTGCTTACACTAGCAGGTAAACCTGCCAATCCTTTATATGAAAGTGATCTACAAGTCTTCAAATACTTCAATTTAGCCTCTAATTCTACTAGAAGTTTTACATCTTGAATATTGTAATCTACGAATTTATGCCAATCTTTTGTAGCAAGTTCACTTAAAGATACAGCATCATACTGTAATTTACCTGAACCTAATTCTTCTTCACCAATAGCATTTAATGAATAAGATTCACGTTTTTCTCTGGTGAATACTTTATAAACGTATTGATAGTCGAGAATACTGATGCCTTCGATTGTCCAAAGTTGATCATAATCCTGCAAACGCTTTTTAACATTATCTTGTTTCCAAGCTCTACCAGTTGGTGATAAACGATTACAAGCATCATCTTCGCCATAAATTCTATTGATACGATTACAGATGTATGGAATATCGAATCCATCAATATACCAACCTGTTACGACATCTGGAAAGTCTTTACGCCAGAATTTGATAAACGCCTTTAACATTTCTTCTTCTGTCTCATAACACTTATAGATAACCTTATCATCAGATGTATGATAATCATTACCTAATGCGAAGGTGTAAATACCATCATCAATTGAATTATGTATACTAATAAGAGTGATTGGATCATTTGCTAATTTAGGATCGGGGAATCCATTGACAGAATATGTTTCAATATCGATTGAATAAATTTTCAATGGATAAAGATCGAAATCGTCTTTTTTATTTTGACCGTTGTACTTATCAATGAGGAATTGTTGGGCAGGTGGAAGCTTACCATAAACTTTTGCAGTTGATAAACAAAACTTATCACGAAGTCTTTTATCAGCAAATTCCATTTTGCGGAGTGTTGCTCCATATAAAGACACACCATCTTTACCATTGGGATCATCTACATAAAGATAAGGTTTAAAGGGGTATTTTTCCATAACCCTATTACCTTCTGAATCCCAAGTCCAAAGTGTGATATCTTTGTTATAATTACTGTATACTATATTTCTGTACATACGAACATCATATCATATTATAGGGTTGTGTCAATGTCTTTTCGTCAAAGCATTAATATGTTCAAGTACACATTTACCAAACATCTTTTCTAGGTCTATTGTAGAATCCATGACTAACATATCCTGAACTGTTCCTATAGATAGTTCCGTACATAATGTAACATTATTTATAGTGACTAATATTTTTATTGCTGTCGTACCATCAAAGGCTGTAACAGGTGTATCATCTTTTGGTGATGGTCTTGTGTCAGATGTTTCTGGTAAATTTTTAATATCGTTTAACAATGCATCAGCAACTTTCCACATATTTGCACTTGTATCATAGAAAATTCTACTCATATTAATTTACTTTCTGTTCTGGATTCATGATGGATCGTTTAATTTACGCAACCCTTCTAATCTACGAATTTCATCTTCTAATTGTAAAATCGTCAATTTATTTATTAAACGTTCCATTTTATTTAGATCAGTATCTTTTTCGTCTTGTGTATATATTGTTGTCATAATTTATTTTCTCTTTCTTCATATAAGATTATCATACTTAACTTGAATTGCAAGGCATTTTACTAAATAATTAAAAGAGCAGTAATCAAGGGACTTGCAATCACCTTGAAACAAGCGGAGTAAACTACTTGCTGTCCTGCTCAAATATTTATAAGGAGTATGTCAAAATGGAAGAGAAGATTCAAGAAGTTACTAAAGTTTGTTCTAAATGTAAAATTTCTAAACCGATTAGTGAATTTAATAAAAATAAATCCAAATGGGATGGTTTAAGTACTGAGTGTAAAAAATGTTGTAAACTTGCTAATATACAATATCGTAAAAATAATCCAGAGAAAATACAAAAGAATTTAAATCGATGGCACGAATTAAATCCTGATTATAAAGATAATTATAATAGAAAATATTATTCAGAAAATGCTGATTTATGTAAAGCTCGTAGTAAAAGCTGGATAATAAATAATCCAATAAATAGAAAACAGAATAATAAAAATTGGGATAAACGTAATCCTAATTATCACAAAGATTATCAAAAAATTAGAAAACAAAATGATGTATCATTCAAACTTTCTGTAACGCTTAGAGATAGAATAAATAAAGGATTAAAAAATAATATCAAATCTGGTCATAGTTTACAACTACTTGGTATTTCTATAAACAACTATAAACATTATTTAGAATTACAATTTAATGATAATATGTCATGGGAAAATTATGGTAAAGTGTGGCATATCGACCACATAATTCCGATAACATTTTTCAATTTACTTGATACTACTGAACAGTTTCAATGTTTTAATTATCAAAATACTAGACCAATGTTAGCAACTACAAATATACAGAAAAGTAATAAGATACTTGATATAAATTTTAATAACCAAACACCATTTATTTAATCAACTGTTCAGGATTAAGTTTAATGATAGCCTTGCGATCTTGGTGTCCAAATGGTAGTGTGTACATTTCTACGTGTTCCTGGAGATGGTCGTCCAACCATAAATTATCACCAAACGCTCTATGACGTTTAACATCAGCCATGTAAGTATCTACATCAATTACCACACTTTTCATCTGATCAATCATTTCGCTACCTGTATTGAATTGATGAAAAGCATCTTTATAAGGTTCAAGTTTTTGTCCGAAAAACGGGATACCTAAATGACAGGATTCCGTTAATTTAATATTACTTTTTGCTCTATTAAAGTGATTGGATTCTAATGCAGCCATAGTCATTTGTGGCGACA